TATCGCATCTTTATATGCCAATAGCGATGGATATTCATAAGGTAAAATATTTATTCTTTTTTCAAAAATGTTTTTCATATGCCTTTTTTATTTGGTTAAAATAAATATAAAACCAAGAAATAAAAGTATCAAATTTTAACTACAAAATCATCCTTTTATAAAAAATTATCGTTTTTCTTTGATAATAATTCTTTAATCCTTTCTTTCTTTTTCTCAACTTGTTGTTCTTCAAAACCTAAGAATGTTGCTGAAGTGTCTGTGTCAACTTGAAGCATCTCATTATCAAATTTACAATTCTCAAATACAATACCATCTTTTCCTATTCTTGATTTAGTTATAGCAACAGTTGCTAGGTTCATCTCTTTTTGTTGTAAACTTTTTGCTATACTAATAATAACATGGCCTACTTGTGCTTTCTTTATTGAACCCCCCATTTGGTCATTTGTCACAACTTGTGAAGAAATACTTGACCTATTTCCTTGAGTTCCAAGCCATCCAGCAATATTCAACTCATGACACATAGCCTCAAAATGACGTATAACTGACCCCTCATTCTTCCAATCATCGCCACCTTGCCTGTCAGGTACAACACAATCAATGTAATCTAAAACAACTAAATCAAGTTTTACACCATCAGCAATTACCTTTCTAATCTGATTCTTAATCTGATTCATTGTTAAAGTATCAGATGGTAATTTCTTTAAAATCAACTTGTTGGTATGGCTTTCTTTTATTCTATTTACAGTATCAAATACAATATCCTTGTTATTGGGCAATTCATCTGGAGATATTTTTGTCCAAAGTGTTAAATGTTTCCTTTGTATAATCTTTGGATTATCCTCAAAGAATATGTGCAAAACATTATAGTTGGAATTAAATCCAGTATTAGCAATCATAGTCAGTAGAGTTGATTTACCAATACCCGGACCAGCAAATACTATTCCTACCTCACCTTTGGCTAAACCACCCTTTAATAAATCATCTATACCTTTAATACCAATTGGTATAGGATGTCTATAATCCTCATCAAGAACCCCAACCAAATCATTAAATACCTCAAAACCATTAGACTCTTTAACCCCAACTTGTAGAGCATATCTTAATAATTCTTCAAGTTGATCATATGATTCAAAATCACCTTCATTAATTACCTTCTGTGCCTTTTCTAATACAATTTTAACTTCCTCTTGCTTACAGAATTTTAATGCCTTATCTTGGACTAAATCAACACCATCAAGAGGCGCATTCCTTACTTTTGTGATTGTATCAATTACAATCTTTAATGCTAATTCTTGACTAATTTCAGATTTTGCAATAACTTCCAATGTCTCAAAATTTGGTGCAGCATCATATTTCTTATGATATTCCTTTATCATTTGTATGATTATTTTAAAATATTTATTATCAAAATAAGATATCTTAATAAAATCTACTATTGCTCTTGCAAATTCCTTGTCCAGAATAATCTGATTGATTAATTGTAGTTGGAATGTTTGACCCAAATAATCAAAATTCTTTGACATATTAAAATAATTATTAGTTAGATAATAAATTCTTTTCTAAATACTTATGTGTTAAATTTTGACTAGTTAGAATATTTGTCAACTCTTTTAATTCTTCTTTAATAAAGTGACGAACATCAACTGTATATCTAACTTTTGGTGGATATAATTTACCATCAATAATTCTATGTGAAACTATTTGGTCAGAAATTTTAATATATATATTAAAAAATTCAGCCTCATCTGTTGATGATGTATCCATTATTGTTGGGTCATTCACAATGCTATCCTTATTTTCTAATAAATAAGAAATTGATTTATTTTTTAAGTAATCTGTCAATTCATCAGCAAAATACTTAACAAAATCATAAAGTTCACATGACTCCTTTGCATTTGGATTTATATTTTTAATATTTAAAAATCTCTGAACAATAATATTGTTGTTCAATGTTAGCAAAAATTCAACTTTAGTTGTTTCACTCTGTCTCATAAAATTTGTTTTAATTATTAATTTTTTTTTCTTTTCTACTTAATTTCATAAATGGCCTAACAAAATCAACCCAGGCATCATCCTTTTTTGGTAGGAATTTAAAGAATCCATCCTCATTCATTAGTTTTAATAAATTCTTATAACTTCTATCTGTTGGATCAAGTTTGTCATTACAAATCTCATTAACCATTTCTTTACCATAATCAGTTATCAATGGATTTTTTAAATCAATTATTTTACCAATTTTATCAAAAAACTCTTCTCCAATAAAACCAGATTTACTAATACCTGATACCAAATTATCTAATGATTTATTCTTTTTTTCTTGAAGCAAAACTTTTGCCTCATTTAATATCTCACTTAACTGATAATCTCTCTTCTCAAAGTTTGGGAAAAATGCTTTTAATTTCTTCTCACCAAAATTTGATATACCATCAATATTATCTGAAGTGTCTCCAACAATAACTTTATAAATATAAACATTATTATGTGGTATGTCAATATCCTTGAAATGAATCAAATCCCCATTCTTGCTATAAGTCTTTGAACTTGGTGAATATATTGTTACATTTTCACCTATTAATTGGGTCAAATCTTTATCTGCTGAAAATATAATCATATTTTCACCTTTTGCTATCTGTGTGTAATAAGCAATTAAATCATCAGCCTCATTCTGATCCACTTGGCATTGTCTAATAAAAACTTCCTCAAGATAATCCTTAACTCGCTCTCTCTGGTATAAGTAAGATTCATATTTATGTTCATCCATTGAAATTCTGCGATTCTCCTTATACTTTGGATATATCTGTTTCCTTATTAAGGAATTCTCATTCCCATCCCAAAATACAACAACTTTATCATGATTATGTTTTTCAAGAAATAATCTGATTGTATTCAAAAAATGGAAAACCCCACCAATGTGTTTGCCATCAGAATAAAATTCTCTTACTCCATGGAAACCTATTGTAAATAAGTTATTACCATCAATTAGTAGGGTTTTCTTCATATTATTCAAAAATTATAGCATCTTCCTCATCTTTTTCTGAAAAGGTAATATCACCATCTCCAGACAAAATGCCATTCCAATATTGTGAATATTCTTTTTTATATTTTTCAATTGCTTCTTTTGTATCTGGCAAATATCCCTGAGGCACAGCTAATATCTTACCATCTTTATATGCAATACCTGTAACATGGTTTTTCAATATTGAAACCTTTGTTCTAATAGCATAAGAAACTGTTCTACCATTCTTTGTTGCAGTTATATGATTAATACCTGAATTCTTTTGATTACCAAATAAGAATATTAAAGAAGATGCTAACCAAAGAGCCTCACCACCTTTTGCCTTAATTGTTGGTTGCCCAAATGGTGAATCTGGTAATTCAACCCAAGGTTGATTGATTGCAACTAATGTATTATGATATGGGTAATCTTCTTTTTTTGACTTTGATATCCTAGAATGTATTCCCATACCAACTTTATCAGCAAGAACAGCTGCATTGTGCATCTTACCCCCTTTACCCTCATATGTCATCTTACAAGGTATAGAACCAATACTATCAATCAAAAATAAAACAGAATATGGCAAATCCCCTTTCTCTTGAGCATCCAGAATATCATTTATGAATTCTGTCATCTGTTCAATATAATCAAATGAATCATTAAAAATGAAATCACCATCCCATTCACCATCTTCATTAATTTCAGCATTTAATCCTAATTCAACAGCATGTGCCCAATTCCATTTCTTTTCTGTAATAATAAAGACTGGTAGATGGCCTTTTTTCTGTGCATCTGCTGCTGCCAATATCATAGCAGTTGTTTTACTTGTATTGGAATGCCCCAAAAACATATTTATACCACCCATAACTGGACCAGGTACACCACAAGCATTATAAAAAGCATCCCCACAAGAATAATAATCTTCAGGCTTATACTTTGTTTTTGTAGAAAACTTATCCTTAATAGCATCAATACTACTAACTGATGCTTTTTTCTTTATAGCCATATATTTTTTTGATTTAAGAAAAGATATTTTTTGCACAAAGTACCATAAAACAATACTTTGCGCAAAAAATCTATTTTAGGTTAATTAAAATGGTAAATCATCATCAATGTAGTCATCACCAACAACCACACTGGTTTCTTGAGTTGTTGCATTTTTTGCAACAGTTACCCCACCAAAGGATGCTTCAGAATTTGATGTGTTCAAATAAACATATTTACCTTGTACCTCATCCCATCTTGGAGATTCACCCCTAGAAATAGCCTCAAGATATTCTAATGGTTTTCTGCTATAAACATCTTTCCAAGTTGATTCATCCTCTATCCATTTTTTTGCTAAATTAGCATCACTAGATAATGGTGTTGGGTCATCATACATAATTGTGGAAACACTTGTATATTCTTTACCTTTTGGACTTTTTGATTTAACTAACTCAATAATCAAATCTCTTCCATTATCAATGTCAGAAATATCCCCCTTGTTTCTAAAAATTGGTATCATTTTATCCAAAATACCATCTTTCTTGTAATTGTGTTTAAATCTCCAATACTTTGGTCCATCCTCTTCATGGTCTCTATCAATTACTTTAACCACATAGAATAATTTTGCCTTGTAGTCTTTTGCTAACTCATCATCATCTTTGCGTTTTGTTGCTTTTAATGCATGATAAACATCATTTAATGGGGATGCTTCATTATCATTACCTGCTGGGTCATAAATCTTTTGATAATACCCCCCAACTTGTAATTCATGAAACCAAGCCTCTTTAAATACAGATGAACCATCAGTTGTAGGCAAAATCCTAATTCTTCTTTGCCCTGTGCTTTCTTTTTCACCAAGTAATAACGTAAAATAACGTTTCATTCTGTCTTCTTGTGATAATTTTTGGGAATCCCCTTTTTGGTTTTTTTCATACTGCGCCATTATGGCATCTAAATTTGACATATTATATAGTTTTTGTTTACAAAAATATTACTTAACAATAATAGGTAACTTTATGAGAAAAAAAAAGGGGTATTACCCCCTTTTTTCATAAAAAAATTGTTTATAAACCATAATCAAATTCTTCATCCTCTTCTGTTGGATAGAATGTATTCTTTATCTCATTAGGATTTATATTTGTCACATCATCTGGTGTTAACACATATTCATTTTTACCACTCTTACTCATTTCAACTTTTTTATCGTCAAAAAATTGGGATAATTTTTGATTAAAAGGATAAGAATCATATGTCCTCAATTCAAGTTTTTCTTCAGGTGTTTTTTCTCTATATTTTTCAATTTTAGAATCTAAAGCACTTAATTTGTCAAAAATTGTATCCATATTTGCAAGTTTTTCCTCTAATTTATTTATTTGACTAAATAAATTATCAAAATATTCATTCTGCTTTGATTCAATATTTTTTTGACTAGTTACCAAATCAGTAATATCTAATTCAGTACTATCACTATCATCTTCTTCCATACTATCACCCTCATCATCAATTACAGTAACATCTTCATCTTTCTCAACATCAATAGGTTCTGGATTGGTAGCACTCAATGGATCATCCCCACCACCTGGGGGGATTGGTGACACTTCACCAGGTGCAGTTAATGGTGTATTAGGCAATGGTGCAGCATTAGGATTATCTAAACCAAGCCCAGCCATTGGTTCTTCTGGTGCTGGTGCTGTAGCTGATGCATCTTGCTCTAATATATATTTATTTATACTACGATATCTTTGTATTTCATTTAGGATTTTTTGGTCTATTTTCATTTTATTATCCATTTAATAATTCTTTTATACCACTATGAGTTTTAACTTTAACTTGTCTATTAATTGTTCTAGTTTCAGTACGCTCAATTAGTCCATCTTTTTCTTTAACAACAAAACATTCACCTGTTACTAAATCACAAACTTCTTTTGAACCATCATCTAGTATTTGTTCTTTTGTTGTTGATGAATTTTTTAAATAATTATTTAAATTATCAATCATATTTATTTATTTTATATATAAATATATCAAAATATGCAATTATCAAAATAATTTATTCTAATATTGGATATAAAATTAATTTAGTATAAAAAACACTATAATACCTTATATTCAAAGATGGAATTGTTATTTTTTTAACACTATCAATTTTATCATCATTTGCTGAATTTTGATTTCCTTTACTAAAATTGTTTGAATTTACTACCAAGTTCTTTACTATATCTTCAGTTAAAGTACTTCCAGATTCAGAAATAACTTTAAACCCAACAAATGGTATATCATTAGGATCTTTATTTATTGTAATATCAAATAGTATGCTAAATTTTTCTCCTGAAGTTACTTTGATGTCAAAATTAGTTACTTTTGGTGCTGCAACAATAGCATATAATTTAATTAATGTATCTTCAATTGTTTTATTAATATTCTCCAAATACAATAATTCATTGGCATTTGTGGTTTCAAAATATAATTTTAAATTATATGGGTATGAATATATTGGCTCATTTGGTTGTCTATCAATTTTAATATTATTAAATGTATAATCACAAAATTTAGATAATTTAACCAATTCTGATTTATTCCTTGAATCAATATATCCCTCTTTTTGTGTTTCTGAAAATTGTGCTGGAGCAACCAAAGCCCTTAATGACTCTTGTGCTTTTTTGTATTTTTTATTTAATTTATCAAAAAAACCATTTTTTTCTAATCTATCATAATTAGCCTTACTATCAAAAGTTTGATTAGAGGTAAAAAGTTCACCATACAACCAAGTAATAACATATATTTTAGTGAAATTTTCAATAGATAAAGAATCTATTGCTAATTTAAATAATCCCAAAGCAGATATCATATATTTAACATATGTCTCAAATGAACTAAACATAGCAAATGGTGTTTGTATATTTGTATTTTCAGAATTCTGTGTACAAAAAAATAATGGTTTACCTTCATTATAATCAATAATTTCCTCCCTATTGTAATTTAACCAAACATTTCCAAAATTATTATAATTTGCTTTAAATTTAGTCCCATCAAATGATGCTAAATAACTAATAATATATATGTATTCAACAGTTTCCTTATCCCCATCCCCAACATAACTAGTTATACCAGAATAAATTTGTGCTGGTGATAAGAAAGATACACTTTCCTTTGTTTCAAACTCATATTGATTATATTTTTCATATAAAAAGTTAGCACAAGCTGATGAATTTATTGGATTATTTGTTCCTGATTGTGAATTGTTTGTTTTATTTGTTTTATCTACATTGTCATTTACTATAGATTTAGAATAATTACTTTCAATTTTTGACAATAAATTTTCATTTATACTAGATAAATATGAGTCTGTACTTGGTGGAGCATAAATACTTTGTCTGGTACCAGTAAAAGTTGTTTCAAATGAGCCAGGAGCAATATTGTGTGAAACCTCTGTAATAAAATAAGGTCCACCAAACATTGGCACATGCTCCAAATTAAAATACATTGTTGGTTGTATTATTGCATTACCAAAACAAGTAATAGTAGATTTATAACTTAAATTTTTATACAAATTAAATAAAGAAACATTTTGTGTTGTTGATAATCTATTTGATACTGAATTTCTAGCATTCTCTATTTGGATTAGAGATTCCATTGTTGCTGAACCATTATTCTGGTCAACTTGTATTCCATAAAATATTGCTTGATTTCTAATACCAGCATCAACTAAAAAACTAACACATTTATTTGATTGCGCCCAATCTTTTTTGTCTGTTTGGTCTTCTAAGAATGGTATCTTAGATGGCTTTAACATATCAATAGAATCATCACCAAATCTATAATCTTTTGGTCCATTAGGTGTTGTTGATCCTCTACCAGCAAAAACACAAACTAATTTTGGTCCAGATTTTCTATAATCAACATTAGTGTAAGTACCCCAAACATCATTTGCTATATTTGTGGCACTACTAACAATATCATCAACAGAATCATTTGGAGATAAAGCACCATAAAAATTAACATAAGAAGGCATAGGAAAAACATTAAAATTATTTTTACTTATTATACCTGATAAAAAATTAAAAACTGGCATTTTTAAATTAACCTTTGCCCCTGTAAAAATCTTCTTCAAATCAAAAATATCAACATAATATAAATCACCAATATTTCTACCACCTCTATCTATAAAAATCACATCTTCAAATAATGTTCTACTTGTATAGTTACTACTTGAAATCCATTTATCATTTATTGACTTAAATGCTTCATATAATTCATATTTTGAAAACTTGCTATCTAACCCAGATGTTATTGATTCTATTTCAACTATGTCAATATTATTTATTTGTCTTTCTAATAATCTTAATGTTTCATTTATATTATCTTTTAAAAAGGCATCTAATGAATCTTGGTTTTTAATTAATAATGTTAAAAATCCTTGCCTATTAAAATTAGGATTTTTTAATTTTTGTGTTGCATATATTTTTATTAACTTTGAAAGTTCAATAACATTTGTTTCTGTAAATTCAATATTATTATCAATAAAGAAATCAGTTATATATGAACCGCTATTTTTATATTCTAAAGGGGTAATTGTTGAGAATCCAACATATAACCTTAATGCCTCCCAAGCATCACTATTTGTTAATGCTAAATTATTTTTATAACTATTATATATTTTTGGATTATTTATCCTAGATGTACCACCTATATGATTAATAAATGAATTATAATAATATCTATTATATTGTGTTGGATTACCAAATTTAAATAAAACATCAAAATTTAAAAAATCATCTAAAATACTTACTATACTTTGATTTTGATAAGTTGCTGATTGTTTATAAAATTCATCATTTGTTAAATTTAAATAATTTGAAGGTACTTCCATTAGTTTTCTAAATAAAAACTGGAAATTTTTATTTACATTTGATGGTTCAGAATAATTTATTGCATCTTTTTGATAATCAATATCATATATTGAGTTGCTAAATTCTAAAAATTCTTTTTCAAATAAATCTAATGTATCATAATCAAATACTGAAAATATGTCCTCAATTGAGGCATAATTACCCCCACTAGTAGATAGAAATGAATATGAATTTGCATCCTTTTTACTATTTAAGTACTCATTATATAATGGTTTTTTCAAATTCTCAAAAGTAAAAGAATTATACCTATCTGACATATTCATACTTATGGCACCATTATGTGCTGTCTGTAATAAAGAATCTACTGATGTGTAATAACTATTATTAGTATTGGTAAAAGAAATATTTGTTATTTGATTGTTATTTATTGATGGTAATACATAATATTTAGAATTTATACTAAAATCTATATCATCACAATAATCCCCAAATGCCAAACTATCATATATGTTTTGTGGAACTAATGTTGTATAACCATTAAAATTTAAACCATTTTTACTGTAAGATAATGATTTAATAATTTTTAATCCCCTATTTTCATTTATGTTCAATTCAGTATTTGTAAACCCAGTAAATAAATCATAACCATTTAAAAAAACATTAAAATCAGTTAACATAACAGGATAAAAACCTAAATTAACTTCATTATCTTGTTGTAATGTAAATGGAACATAACCATTTATGTTATACACAAAATTGGGGTTTGAGTTATAATTTAATTTATAATCAAAATCTTTCCAGATATTATCCAAAAAGTCAGTTCCAGTTTTAATAAATTCTTTATACCTATGCCAAATTGATCCATATTTCAATATCCAAGCATAAGGTAATTTATGTAATCCACCATACTTTATGAAGGTTGCAAAAACATGTCCATTCTTCTCTGGAAGCCCCTTGGTGATGAAAAAATCAGTTAAAGGTGATAATGGTAAGGAATTTAAAAAAAGATAAGCAGAAGCAACATATGGATGTTTATCCCCAGCCCTCCATTTAGATACACCTAATTGTATTGAATTAATAAATAAAGGTGTACTAATCATTGTTCTTGCCTGGGTTAACCCATAATTGTCTTGATATACTAAACCAGACATTAATGCTTTTTGTTCTGGGAAAAATTTAAATGGTCTATTTTTTACAATATCATTATATTGATTGAAATTTGTTATAAGATTTCTATCTGAATTAAAAAATAATGTTTTCTTTGTATCAAACTTATTTTGTAAATTATTTATTAAATTATCATTAACCCAATCTGTGTTTGTAAATGGGTATGTGAAATTAATATCTAAATCACTTTGAGTTTTTTGTATTACATTTTGTATGGTATTTATTTTGGAATTGTTTAAGTTATTTGTAAAATTCTCAAAACGTAACTTATACTCATTTATATCATAAATTTTACTTGTGGCATCCAAATAATCTGAAATATATTTTGTATTTGGAATCCCATCCAAATACCTATTGTATTTTTCTGACACACCATTTGAAAATGATTCTAATATAATTTTATAATTATCATAATTTAAACCACTTTCTGAAAATAATATTTTTTTTAATTGTTGTATAAAAATTATAGAATTTTTTGATAATGTATTTTTTATATTTACAAATTCATTCTCTTTTATAAGAATTCCAATTCTCTTGTCTTTTTCATAAACAGATGAAAAGCCAGTATAATATGATGCTAAAATAAGTCTATCCCAAAATTCATAAAAGAAATTATAATTTGATGTTAATTCATAAGGTATACTATTAAAAGGATATTCAATTGTATTAAATGTATAAGCATCTTGTATTGTTGCATTTGGATTAATTAAATCATTAGGGTTTGGGGTGTCTACCCTTTTATTATACCCATTTATAAACTCCTCAACAAATTCAACTTCTGGCCACTTATCATAAAAAAATGCTTTTGTTATATTGGCAACAGTTGGATCTCCTGGATATATTAATTCATATTTATTTGCATCTTTTTTATCATTTCGATATGCAACTAATGGCCAAGGAAATACTGTTTTGTTTTCATTATTTACATAATCATAACTATTATTATCATCTTTCACCACATTTTCATCCCCCAACACAGATCTAACTCTATCTTCATCATTTCTAACATCCCAAGCAGAAACATGAACATCTTCCATTAATCTAAGAAACCCTTCAGTAGTAGCCAATACAACTGCAACAACATTCTTTATAGTTGGTTTAAATCCTATTCCATTTTCTTTCTTCTCAATCTTTAAAGCTAATTCTTCAGATAAAGCCTTTTCAATATTATTTAGTTCATTAATAAATTTAGATTCTATTTTATTTCTTGCATCAATAAAGGATGACATACTAAAAACAGATGTTGTTCTTTTATCTGTTCCAACAGTATATTCAAAAAATATGCTATTTTTTATCTTATCTCTGCATAAATCAGTATTTAATAATCTAATTTCATTCAATGAAAGAGATTTATTTCTTGATTTATATGTATCACACCAATTTATATCTGGATTTTTAACAATAAATAAATCATAATTTATTGTATTACTTATTGTTGAAGTACCATTGACCCCAAAAGTTGGGTTATTTGCCAATTCAACATTATATTTAGATATAATATTAGCCAAATCACTTTCAACCAATAATAACCTTCCATCAGCAGGATTATCAATATATTCTTTTTTTATACCATAAACAATTTCATTTGTATCATTTAGTATAATAGGGTTTGGATCCAAATATTTATTAAACCAAGATGTTAATCCACCTCTTATTTCTTGATAATATCCTGATAATAATTTCTTATATAATTTACCATCTGTTAATTTCTGAACATCAACTTTATTTAATGAATTTAAAACATTCTGTTCAAACATCTCTAACTTATATATTAATTCAGTTAAAGTTAACTCTGGTAAATTAGAATCAATAAGTCCTTTTGCTTTATATTCTTTATATACTTCTATTATTTTTTGATAACCAATATGTGTATTAACTTCAAATACAGTTTTGTCCCCAATAGAACTTTGTACTTGATTTTGCGTTTGACTTGATATGTTAGAAATTTGTGATGGTGTTAGATTACTAGGATTATTCTGTATTAATTGATATTTTTTTGAATACATATTTGGACAGGCTATCAAATGACCCATATTAATATCAGTTAATACATTGTACTTATAACCTAAAAAATCTAATGTAACTGTATAATCACCATTATTAGCATTATAAGATGCATTAAATTTGTTTAAAACCAATTCATATCTAACTGCTTTACCATAATATCCTTTTATTGTTAAATAAAATGGGGGATATGGCAAATTGAAAAATGCAGCATATGGTGAATCATTTCCCAAACTAAATAATGCTCTACCTTGAACATCCTCCATTATTATTGTAACAGTTGGGACAAATGATGAATTTGTTCTTATTGCTATACTTTTTATACCAAGTAATGTGTTATCTTCAACATTTTTAGCAGTATTTATAAAATAAGGATTATTGTTGTTATCAACTACATCTATTACTTTTTGATTTTTTCCTTGGTTAATTAATGAATTATCACCAGTTAGTTCATCATAATAAGATGATGTGAAATAATCATCACCAGTATTTGGCTTCATAAAATTTAATCTGCCTATCTGTATTAAACCAATATTATTCTCAATATAGTTTCCAACTAAAAGTTTTGTTCTAGGTATCAATTTAGTTTCTAAATTGGCATACATAACAAAGTCTTCTGGAATAACTGCTCTATCAACAACTTCACCAGTATCTGTAATTAATTTATTGGGATCAATATATATAACATTTGATTCATCATATATTACCCTAATGTCACCTTGTTTATTTACCATAATAAAAGAAATGTGTTTCTAATGCATTTTTATAATCTAATAAAGAAGTTTCTAAAGGATATGGTATTTTTAACATTGCACCATCATATATATTATTTTCAAGACCACCAAATTCAGGATTAGCAGCCAAAATAAGCCATCCAAAAAATGGAGTTTGATAATACTGATAAGAAACTTTATCTAATCTTGATATGTTTTTTTTATAAAAAAATACATTATCACTACCCTTTGGGGGCAATTTAATAAAAGGAACTGTCTTTTGTTCACCATTAAGTATAAACTGTGAATATCTATTATAATATTTTAAATTCATATATTTAATTTATTTCTAGTTATAAGAAAATCATTTCTATTTATACTCCATGTTTTATTTTCTTTATCATAATTTAACCCCCCATTTAAATTTATAAATATAGTTTTTGTATTATTGTCTGGAGTTGTGTTTTCAATATAGTTAACAATAAAACTATCTTTATTTAGTGTTATATCTGTTTTTAATGAAGTTATTGCTGATTTTGCTTTTGAACTAAACTCATTTAACTTATCTGAATAATCACTATTCTTTTTACTAAATTTATTTTTCAAATCATCTATATATTCATCAAATAATTTTGAAATTATTAAGTTATTACTATCAATATTAGGTTTATATGCTAAACCAGATTTTATTTTAATCTCATCTTTAAAATTATTGGATACTTCCTTGTTCATAATTGATTCATATAATAACAAATAAATGAAACTATATTGATTATTACCACTTATTATGTTTTTTGGGTTAACTTCATTATCTAAATAATATAAAATGTTATTTGTTATAATGTCTCTAACACCTTTTAAAACATTTTCAGCCAATGTTAAATAACTTTGTAATTCATAAATAAAAACATTCCCAGTTTTATCAACAAAACCATCATATCCCATTTTTGAATTATATTTGGACAAGATAACTAAAACCTTACTTAAAACTTTTTGATAGTTTGCTTGTATTTGATTTAAATCACTAATAAGTGAATTTATTTTAACAACAAGTTGATTAGTAATATTAGTAGCATAATTCTCATAATTTATTTTAACCAAATCTGGAACTTTTTCTTTGCTTTTATAAAACTCATTATTAATTTTTTTAATTAAATCATCATCATTATTTTTAATGTTTGTTTTTAAATTATCTATATACTCATTTAATTCTTTAACATAATCTTTTGATGGTATTCCAAATAAATTGAACTTAGCATTACCAGCAGTTGAATAAACTCCTTCACTATATTTCATATCCTTAAATAAAAAGAACATTAAAGCACTGCCATTTTTCTCTGAAAAGTCTTTTATTTTATTACTCAATAATGATATATATTTGTTAGATTCTGTAATCAATTCTTGCATTAAACCATAATAATCAATTTGTTTTGTAACATCATTTAGAACACCAATTGTTTTATATGAATTAACTATGATGTTATCATCAAAATTTTCAGTTGTACCTTTTTCTTGTTCTTTAATAAAGTCCAAAATCTTCTTATCCATATCTTCCAAACTAGTATCTGTAACCTCTGCTCTTGGGTCATAGACTTCAGTATTGGCATAATAATTAAATGATAATGCATTTTGTAATTTATCCACAGCATTACTCAAACCACTTGCCCCAACAAATTTAAATGATAAACTAATCTTTGCAATCATTGGTTGAAATCCAATTCCCTCCGGATTTATATCCCAATTTAATGGATCATAACTAATTGTTAGTGTTTCTGGTATGATTTTTGTGTGATAAAAATCCCCAACCCTTAATACTAAAACTGGGGGAACACCAAATGCTGTGTTTTTGGCATCTCTAACTTCAGCAGTCCCATCTTTCCTTATTGTTGGTATAGTTTCACCAGGTCTAACACATTGTTGTAAGAAAGTCAATCTACTATTCAATCCCTCTGGAGTTGTTGAATGAAATGATGGACTAAAATATTTTATTTTTTCTTTTAAATTACTATAAATAAATGGATTTGTTTCCTCAATTGTTTCAAAATAATCACATTCAGTTAATAGTTTTTGAAGAACTCTTTTTGATACATTCTTATATATTTTTTGTTGTGTTTCAACAAGTTTTGTTTCATTTATTTGTTTTGTTATTTTAACATCAGCTTCATTTGTTTCTTTTTTTGGCTCAATCTTTGGTGCTACACTCTTTTTTATTGCTTTAACATCACCTATGGCAACTCTTCTACAAGCCATAGCTGGCAAACTAGTAATTGGATTTAAATTGTTTGAAAATGTACTGCAATTTTCAACAGTAATATCACTACTACCAGCAATTGATGACTTTGCTGTTACACCAGTATTTTCCCCAAGATTATTTGTTTTTATTGTAAAATTTGGTGATTTTATATTGTTTTTTAAATAAGATACTATACTAGCACTACGCCTCTCACTTAAATTTTTATTATAAATATCATTTGCAGGTTTTGATGCTGATGAATTAAGAGTAACTTCAACCTTATTTGCATCATTTTCTTTTAAGAAATTATTGCATTCAGTTATGAATTTATTTAGTTCTGTAAAATTATTTTTAACATAATTATCCATAAAAGTTTTTAATTCACTAGTTGCATAATATTTTGTTGATGCAGTATATGAATTATATAATCCAACATAATCTGAATTACTTGTTTTTGGCATATCATTATCAAAATAAAAAGAAAACTCTTTATATTTTTCAAATATCTTTACAGCCTCATCTGCTGGAGTAGCAACTTCCATAAGAGATATAGGGTCATTACCAGTTATTACAGTTCTTTTAATATATGAAACCTCATCTTTTATTGATGTAACTTCTTTTACAACTTTTTGTATTTCTTCAAGTTCAGATAATGTCATTGTATTATATATTTTAGCCAAATCATATATATCATACTTCAAACATCCAGCAAAAAATGAAGCTAGTATTCCATTTATTTGTTCAGAATTACTCTCTTTTTCTAATACTCTATTTGTAATTAAATTAAGAACAGATGGATGATCAACAACAATAACAAAATCTAATGTACCAGTTCTTGTTGTATTTTTATATGTGTAAACTGGTTCAGGTCTACCCAAAAAATCATTTGAATTCCAGCCAGCAGATGAACTATCTGACACTTTTAAGTCATATGGTGGAAACCACATTATCCTACCACCATTTGGTCCTTTTTCACATTCTGGCAAATCTAAATACATATTTGTTGTTCTCCAAGCTAAATTCTCAATAGATAACATATATTTTTTAGCATCATTCCCCTTTCTTGGGGTAATGCTTAAATCATATGTTTTATTTATTACAGAACTCTTTAACCTCCTACCTTCATTAGTTATACCACTTGTTTTCTGCAATCTTTCATATGTCATATATGGTGAATCTTTGGTAAACAATCTACAATATTCTTGGAATGTACCACCAACCAAAGTTTCAGGATTTAAATACTTATATGTTTTAACTCTTGAACCTTTTGTTATTTCTTTATATCCATCATTGAAAACTTTACTAACTTGGTCAATAGCATTACCCACATGTTTTAATCTATTTGCGCCATTTGGTTGTGAATTAATTATTCTTTGTGTATCATCTAATATTGAACCACCTTTAAATTCATAGTTTGTTGACTCTGTTAAATCAAAGGTTGTTTGTTTTGTACCATTTTCACCAAAAATTTCACCATTCTTACCAGCATTCTTTCCACTATTATTCTTATACTTTGGAGAAACCCAAGTTAATCCACCCTCTATACCACCACCATCACCATATGTTACACCATTTAACCCTGTTGGTGGATTAAAATCTTCCCCCTCATATAATTTTGAAATTTCTGTTGGTCCATATACAATAGTTTTATTAGGTCTCCCAAATTGGTCAATTGGTGAATCATCAATAGGTGAATTAACATCATTAATATCCAAGTTATCATTACCAACATAATAATTTTCTTTATCTTTTGTAAATAAATCCAAAAAAGAACCTAAAATACCATTTCTATCATAATTTGGCTTATATAAATTTTTATTTATATTTTTATATAAAACTGACCTCTGGCCAGAACCCATATTATCATAAAATTTTTTAGATCCAGTTTCTTTCTGATTGAAAAGACCCCCAATAAAACCTTTATCATTTTTACCATTTAAACTAATTGTTTCATCAAAATAACTCCCAAGTATTGTTGGAAAAGGTAATTCACTACCAACAAATTCTAATGACAATTGTGCAGCACCAGCAATTAAATTACTTGGTTTTGTTATACTCCAATTAGGTTGCAATATTGGTTCTCTACCTATAATAAGGTCATAAACATCTAAGGGGTCATTTAAACTATCAATAGTTTGCTCAAATTTTTTTATTAAATCAAATCTAGTTGTTAATCTACCAACTCTCTCCTTAAAATAATCATTTAAAACTTTAGCACCTAGTCTTGTAATATATGAATCAGCAGCTAAATTACTTTTTGTTTCATCATTATTTGTTAATATGCCAAAAGGAGTATATGTTGATGGGATAAAACTAGGTGCATCATCACCCCAATAATGTAAAATATTTTTTCTTGGTAACTTTGGATCAAACCAATAATTAATTTCATCTAAATAATTACCAGAATCAATAATATTACCTTGTGTAGTATAATAATTTTCTGATAAATTTTCTATTAATTTATTTTTATTAATTTCTAAAGCATTGGCAATTTTAATACTGTATTCACCATAATTTGTTTTTGTGTTATATAATACATTAGGATCCCTAACTTGTTCATATCCACCAAATTTACCATACTTATTTAATTTATATGCTTCTTTTGAAAATATTGGCTCATCAATTAATTTATCATTTGTATCAATAACAGAAGAATCCCTTAATGGTGAAACCTCATAATTAAATGGGGGTGTTTTATAATATGGTGATTTTTTATAAGGAACTAAGTTTTTAAGCATTAAGTCATTTCTAAACTTCTCACTATTACCAAAATCTAAAGGACTTCTCATTATTATTATTTTTATATAAATATTTTAATCATACAAATTATCCATCACCTCTAAATAGGTCAGATGATAGAATCAATTCTTGCGATGTTTTATTCTGATTATAATTATATTTTATCTTATCAATTTCATATAATGATGTAAATGATTCACTAGTTGAACTAATTGAACTAGTATTTGCATCTTTTTTAATAATTATGGTTAAGGTATGATCAGTAGTTTTATTTAAACTACTAATTAATTGATTAAATTGAGTATTCTCAATAGATAAAGGTGTCACACTACTATTTGATGAATTTGATATTCCCCCAATTATACTAGTATTTGAATTATTTGCAGTCCCAATTGCTCCACTTGTTCCACTTGTTCCA